ACTGGTCCGCTATCGAAGGCCGCGTCAACCCGTGGCTTTCCGGCCGCGGCGACGCCAAACTAAAACAGTTCCGCGAGGGGCTTGACGTTTATAAGGTCAATGCCGCTGAGACGTTTCGCACGACTTACGACGCTGTGACGAAGGATCAGCGCCAGATTGGCAAGGTCCAAGAGCTGGCGTGTGGCTTCGGCGGCGGTATAGGCGCGTTCGCAGCCATGGGCCGCGTCTATGGCGTGCATCTGCCCGAGGCGCAGGCGCGGAGCATGGTGGACGCCTGGCGGCGCGCTAACGTGTGGGCTGTGCCGTTCTGGAGCAATCTTGAAGAGGCTTACAGCCGTGCGCTTCGCAATAGGGGCCGCGTGTTCACGGCCGGCAGAATATCCTACGTCGCGGACAAGAATCACCTCTGGTATTGCCTGCCCTCCGGCCGTGTGCTTTGCTATCCGTTCGCGCGATTTGAAGAGAACGGCGATATTACCTATGCGAAAGCGGCTTGGAAGCCTGCGGCAGATGCTAAGGCTTGGCCTCGCGCGCGTCTCTGGCGTGGGCTGGCTTGCGAGAACGTCACACAAGCGACCGCCCATGACCTTTTACGTGAGGCTCTTCGCCGTTTGCCTGGTGTGGTCTTGCATGTTCACGACGAAATTGTTCTGGAGACTGACCAGCCGGAAGCCGCGAAAGCCGCTCTTATAGAAGCCATGACGACGCCGCCCGCTTGGGCTGAAGGTTTACCGCTCGACGTAGAAGCGAGCATAATGACTAGATATGGGAAGGGCTGAAATGACACTCTTTGAATATTTTACAAGCCTCGCGCCCGAGGGCGAGACGGCGCTCATCGTGCAACAGATCGCCACCGGTCGCGCCTATCTCGACGGCTCGCCGCGCTACACTTGGTTAGCGTATTATCCCAAGCACAAGCGCCGCGCGGGTGAGTCTTGGTTCTTAAACACGGGCAGCTTCATTAGAGATCGGTTCGAAGACGGCAAGCCGTCCGCATCTAAGAACAACTGCACGCACGTTCTGTTCTTGATGCTGGATGACATTGGCACCAAGTCCAAGGAACCGCCGCTCGCGCCGACGGCTATCGTTGAGACAAGCCCCGGCAATTTCCAATACTGGTATGCCTACAGCGATCAGCCTACCGTTGACGAACACTGTTCGCTTCTTAGCGCGCTCGCAAAGGCCGGTTATACCGATCCTGGCGCTACGAATGCCGTGCGCAATTGCCGCCTTCCGGGGTCCGTAAATCGCAAGCCGGGGCGCGATGACTTCATATGCCGCGAGGTGTCGTTTGATCGCACGCGGGAGTTTACTGTCGCGCAGATCGTTGAAGCGTTCGGCGTCACGCTGGAGCCTGTAGAGGCTAGCACGCAGCATATCCGGCTTACGGACAGCGGAAAAGATGACGTTGTGGCGTGGCTGAATGAGAACAACCTTATTACGTCCCGCGTAAATTCCGAAGGCTGGATGGGCGTTGTCTGCCCGAATCACGCCGCGCACACTGACGGCCAGGGCGAGGCGCGGTATATGCCGCAGTCCCGCGCGTTCTTCTGTTTCCACGGCCATTGCGAACATCTGACCAGCGAATCCTTTCTTGAATGGGTTGGCGAACAGGGCGGCCCGCGTCGCCGTCCAGGACTGCGCGACGACATCCTCTCCGACATGCTGACCGAGATGCAGCCGCCCCAACCGACTGAGGCGTTCCCTGATGTCGTGACGCCGCAGATTGCAGCCGTAGAGCGCAAGCAGGCCGGACGCGAGACACGCGACGGCTGGCACGCGCGGTTCGCTTATGTCGCTACTGACGACGCCTATTTTGACCGCGAGACGTGTTCGGAACTAAGCCGCAAAGCCTTCAACGCGCTCTATCGTCACGTTGACTGCTACGCGCAGGCCGCCGACGGCAAAAGACGCCGGCTAGAGGCGTCGGTATGGTTCGATATGTTCCGCGAGGAGCGTAACGGCTACGCCTTGCACGGCATGACCTACGCCGCAGGCGATGATTGGCAAGTGCATAAGGACGGCCTCGTTTATGGGAATGTCTGGCGCAACTTCCGCCCCGCAATAACCGCCGGCGGCGACCCGCAACGGTGGATTGACCACTGCCGCAAGTTGGTTCCTAACGGGGAAGAGCTTGCGCACGTCTGGGACGTTATGGCGTTCAAGCTGAAGAATCCGAAGATCAAAATTAATCATGCCGTGCTGCACGGCGGCCACGGCGGTTCCGGCAAGGATACTATGTGGGCTCCGTTCTTTTGGGCCGTGTCGGGCGACAGTTTACAAAATGTCAAGATAATCGATGGCGATAAGATCGTCTCGGACTGGGGGTATCACTATCAGAGCGAAGTAATCATCCTTAATGAATTGAAAGAGCCCGAGGCGCGCGACCGCCGGGCGATGGCGAACAAGCTGAAACCCATCATCGCCGCGCCGCCGGAGATGCTGACCGTCAACCGCAAGAGTCTGCATCCTTACGAAATGCCGAATCGGCTGCTTGTGGTCGCGTTCACAAATGAAGACATGCCTATCACTCTCGATTCGGATGATCGGCGCTGGTTCTGCATATGGTCAAGCGCCGCCCGCATGAGCGAGCATGACGCGGCCAATATGTGGGATTGGTATAAGGCCGGAGGCTTCCAGGCCGTAGCGCAGTGGCTTTACGCGCGCGACGTATCGGCGTTCAACCCGAAACAGCCGCCGATGATGACCGACTACAAGCGCAAACTGGTCTACACTGGCATGAGCCAAGCCGAGTCTTTTGTTTTCCATGAGATCGAGGAACGGATTGCACCGTTCGACAAAGATATTATTGGTGGGCCATGGCACAAGGTTCTTAAAGAACTGAACGAAAGCGCCGGTAATAATACGCGCATCTTCCCGCCGGCGCTGTTTCATGCGCTCAAAGAAGCTGGTTGGATCGACAAGGGACTGATCTACTCCAAAGATTATCCAACTAAACGGCATTGTTTCGTGCGGCCGGAGCTGGCGGAATGGTCTAATTCTGACATCCGCCGGGAATGGGCTAAGATAATTGGAGAGGGAGCGCCGAAAGATAATGTCATCAACATCAATCGATCTATATAGGCACGTTCTAGAAACGCTGGGCGAGCTTACCGAATCAGTCGAGGACTATCTAGAATGGGCCTCGACGCCTGGCGACGACGAATGCCCGCCGGAGCTGGTCGAACGGCTCTGCGCGGCGCAGGAATCGGCGCAGGAGCTTTTGGATGGTTTAGGGTTCGGGGACGAGCTAAAAAATTAGGCCGGCTTGCGCCGGCCCTAGTCAGGGAAGGAATGGACACAAATGCGCCATGCCTCTTCTCTCTAGCGTGTCTCAGCCGACGTTGCAAGTGCCGTCGGACATATAAAGACAGTCCAAGCGCCGGACGATCTCTTGTTCGGTCATGATCGGGTGCTCAGTCGCGTGCGGATGCGTGCGGCGGAACACGGCCCATAAAGGCTTGTTCACCTCATAGCAGGGCTCGTTGCGGGGCATGTCGGGCACAAGCGCCCCGTAGCCTTCCAGTTGCGTTTCCCAGTAGTTCATTATTTAACCCCGAATATAAGTTCTAGGACTACGATGACCGCGACGGCCAGGATGTCAACGTCTTTCATATCGCCTGACCGCCGCCATGACCGCCGTGTGATTGTAACGGAAAACGCCCGCTATCGTCGGATAGCTCGCTTTCAGTTCCCGCCTGGCGCGCCACATTATCTCGTCCCGCACCGTTACCTTCCATGACGTTCTGTCGTGGCAGATCAGGGCCTCGGGAGTCGTGTGAAGCTCTTTTGCGGCCGCGTCGATCATCTTTCGAATCTGGCGCTGTTGCTCCATCCGTTCGGCGTGCGTGGTGGGCGGCATGTCGTCTCGCATCTTCGGGCTCTTTCGTTGCAAAGTTTAGGGCGTAGCCGGCCGTTATGATGGCGCGATCGTCTGCTAGTGGCAGATGAATGCGCGCCCACGGCTTGCCATTGAGGCCGTGAATAGTGATAGACCGGCTTTCTACATTCCAGGTGACTTGACTAGGCGTGACCTTCCACACGGGCGTTCTCCTCCTCACGGCGCTGTATCTCCGCCTGTATGACCGCGCCGCGGTATGGGTCCGAGTCAGCGTCCAGCATGAGCTGCAAGGCGTCATCTGACAGCAAGCGCACAACCTCGCGCAGATTCGATAGTTCTTCCCAAAGCACTTTCATCTTCCCCATGGTCCTTCTCCTTTCAGCGCGGCGTCTATTATCTCGTCAGGGCCGATCAAATTGCGGGCGTATTGAAGCGCAGCGCGGGTGGCGGCTAGTTCGGCTTGGGCTGCTTCGGCACGCTCGGTGCGTTTGTCGAGTTCTTTGATGTAACGCTGGAACTCGCGCTCGGCGGCGGCAAGGTCGGTGAGGGCTTTGTCCACCTCTACGCGCAGCTTCACAATCTCCATCATCGCATTGGCAGTGATGAAGTTGCCGTGTCGGTCATAGCCGCCTTCGGACCCGTCCGACGCATCGTCCCAATCAATCGAGTTATCCCAATCGCTCCCATTGGAAAACTTACGGTCAACGTCACTCATCCCCGTCTCCCTTCACAAGCGCGTCGATGCGATTCGCCAGTTCAAATGCGTCTCGCGCGGCGGCTTCGTGCTTCGAGTTTTGCACTTGCTCGACGTATGGGCGCGCGGCTTTTAGTGTGGAACGCAATTCGTCAATCTCTTTCTTCTTGACCATATGAACCTCCGCGACAATCTGCTCGATCAGCCGAGACAATGCGTGCGTCACGATGCTGTCTTCGGCAATCTCCTTTGCGAGTTCTCTGTAGCTGGTTGCTTTAGGTTTGCGCATCCTCCCCTCCTTTCAGCGCGGCGTCGATGCGGGCGCACAAGTCATCATTCAAGAACGAAGGAACGTCACAGCGCGGCCGCGCCTCCCGCAGCAACTCACGGGCGGCGGCGAGTTCGGCGCGGGCGGCGGTTAGCTCTATCTCTGCGTCATAAGCTTTGCGCATGTAGTAGCTGACGCCGCGAAGTTCGTCACTCATCCCCGGCTCCCTTGTTCAGCGCGCGGCGCAGTAGCTCCGCTGTGCTGTTATGGTGGATGCTGTCGAGGTAGGCAGCGCATTCCTCGACCACACGCGCCCGCTCGGCGGCGAGTCCCGCGCGCAGGGCCTCACGCTTGGCCTTACTGTCTGCCACGCCCTGCATGTAAGCGATGGTCAATGCTTCTTCTGCGTCTTCGATACGCTTTTTGGCGGCGGCTTCAAGCCTCATCACAATCGGCAGTTCTTCAGCCATGGTTTTCTCCTGCGGATGAGGCGAGCATGGCGGCGTAGCGGTCCGCGAGACGCCCATCTTTGACGTAAAAACACCCGTGGCAGAACGGGCGTGTGTCTTTAAGCAACTCGTCCTTAACCCGCTCGCGCGCTTCGGCTGCTTCGGCGCGTCCAATCCACTTTTCCTGCACGCGCAATCTTTGTTCGGCGTACTCTGCCCGCGCATTGGCGGCGGCGAGGTTGGTGCGGAGTTCTGCAACTTCTGCTTGATACATCTTTATATCTCGGTCAAAATCTTTAGACAGATAATCGGCGCGACGTTTTTGTTCGTCCCGTTCGGCGCGGGCCGCGTCGCGCTCGGCGCGTAGGCGGCGAACCTGATCTATCAAACCGTGGGGATCGATAGGCTCTCCAGCGAATGTTTCGTCGTCACTCATGGTAGCAGGCTCTCCAAAAATTGGCGTTCGTCGCGGGCAGCGAGAAGGAAGTTCTCACGGGCGCGCCAGCACTCGATGAATTTGTGATTTGTGGATGTCAGCCAATACCTGTCGCTCCACATATCCCAGTCTTCTACATTGAACCAATATTTGTAGGCTTTGCTCGCTTCTTCATATGGCGAAAGCTCGCAAAAGATGTCTCCAGTCGCCTCCGCGACAGGACAACCTTTGCACGTTTTTATGCGATCAGTTTGAAACAGGCGGCACAACGCACAGTTTCCGGCGCTGACTGACGCCTCATCAATGCCGAGTGCTGATTCGTTCTCTCGCCAGTGCTCGATTGAGGCTTTTAGGGCGGTAAGCGTTTCAGAATCCATTACCACGCCTCCTGGTCTTGAATGCAATGCTCGCGCAGTCTATCGCCCTTGTGCAGCGCCGCCTCGATCAAGCCGTAGAGCGGATCGGACTTGGCCAGCACAACGCCCTTGTCGTCGAACTCGTAAGGGTCCAGTTCGATAGACAGGACTTCGATGGCCTCAACGTAGCGCGACATGATTCCTACATCGGGCTCAGGCTCACCTATCTCATAGGCGACGGTTGCCGTGCCGGACGCAAACAAACACGCGCCGGGCAGGATTTGCAGTTCGTCGAAGAAATATTCAGTTTCCATTCCACACTCCTATCCAATACTCCTCCGCGGCGTTGTCTTGCGCCTCGCGTAGGGCCATATAGGCTTCGTCTACAAGCCCCGGCCGGGGCTGTAGCGCCAAGTAGTCTAGGAGCGCCTCTAGCGCCCGCGTGTCCATTTCCAGGTCGATCATTGCGTCGCCTCGTTCGTGAGCTTGCGAATCAGTTCGTCTTTGAGCCGCAAGCGGCGCTCTGCGTCGTAATACTTTAGCTTTAGCTCGTTTAGCTCCTTCGTAATGTCCACCAGTTGCTCGGCTATGATAACGTGCGCCCGCTTCCAGGCGCGTTCGGTTTCGAGATCCGCCCGCAAGCGGGAGATTTGCCTCACGAGCGAGTCGCTCAAGATTTCGCGGGGGTTATCCATCTTTCACCTTTATTGTTAGCTCAAGCCCAAGGGCCCCGCACCAGTCCATTAGGCGCGGGATTGACGGTTTGCAGTAGCCGGTTTCCCACGCCCAAATTGCATTGGCGTTGTAACCGGCCTTCTCTGCTACTACGGCTTGTGACAGCCGTAGTTGCTTGCGGCGCTGGCGTAGCGCCACGGCTATCGGCATTGGCTTGTATTTTGACATTAGGCCGCCTCTTCGTCTTCGTCACGCAATGCGTTGGCAATCTCGTACCAGTTCACTTCGGACAGGAACGCCAGCGCGTAGTCGCGCGCCAGCCCCTCCGGCGCGGACTGACAGATTATCTCTTCTGCGAAGTCTTTGAGCCCGTCCGGGCCGCCCATATCCTCGCCTTGCAGCCCGTCAAATATCTCCAACATGACGCGCCAGGTTTCGTAGTTCGTCCAGCCATTGTACTGCATTGTCTATCTCCTATGTGTGTTTGTTACCCAGATTACACAACCGGCCAGTCGGGCGTAACGTACAGCACGCCTATCCCGTAGCCCTTGGTGGACGTTAGCTCGCACTTTAGCGGAACCCGGCGCGAGCCCGGGAAGTGCGTCTGCCACCAACCTAGCGCCCGCTCGAACGCCTTCTTGTGCGAGTGCGGGAGCGCTTTCGTGAGCGCCTCCGCGTCGGGTTGATAGGGCAAGCCGTTGTGGTAGTCGCCCACGATCCCGCATTGCTTGGCAGGGACGCGGGCGCGCCACACGGTCTGCCCTTCACGGTGTAGCGTTACGATGTATTCCAATTCCATGGCTACCCCTTTCACTCGTTGTCTGTATAACCGTGACGCGCCAGCGCCCGCCGCTCGTCCCGTTGCATGTCATAGCCCGCAAGCCATAGCGCCGCGTCGCTGTCCGGCCCCGCAACGTCTAACTGCGGTGGCGCGCGGCGCGGTCGTCGCCATTTGCAAGCGTCAACCCCTTGCAGGAATATTTCATAGTCATGATTTCTGTGAGGTCTGTCCATTTGTTATCCTCCTATCAGGGCGTGACGATAGCGGCGATGATCGCGGCGATCAGACCGCAAGCGGCGAATGTTTGCAGGGCTTCGAGGGTTGTTAGCATTGCACTGTCTCCGTTGTTGATTTGTATAATGTAGGCACAAGTAGAGCGAGTGTCAATAGGCTTTTGTTAGGTGCGCGAAGAAACAACCGAGGCGCCCTGATAACAAGGCGTTATGCTAAATATGCTGTATTACAAATAAAAAAAGGTCGAAAAGTAATATATTAGAATATGCTAATATAATAGTAAAACTGTGGCGCGTTTTCGTAGACGCTCTAAAACCGCATAAACCGCCTACAATCACCTACCGCGCCCTCTTTTGCGCCGGTAGGCGGGTAGGTTTTGGGTAGGTGTGCAATCTTTGCACTTTGGTAGCCTACCAAAACTATGGTTGCGCTCGCGTTTGTTATGCGATTTGAGGCTTACCTAAAACGCAACCGTGTTGGCGTCTTGGTAGACTACCAAGAGGTTGGGCACTTAGGCACAATTGAAGCAATGTTATAACGTAACAAGCATGGACCAAGCCGCAGCGCACGCAACCGTGCGTAAGCGTGGCAGGCGCGCATGACGGGGGGGCTGGGCCGAGGGATCTCCTTGTAAAAATACGCAGCGTTCGCAAGAAATTTTTTATTTTTAAAAAAAGTGCTATAACAAAGTATGTTTGAATCTCTCCCTTACGAGCCGCGCGTTATAAAGGCCACCGAAGCGGTGTTGGCGCGCATTTATGAATCGGCCAAGAAAGGTCTTAAAGGTGACTCGTTGGCGCTGGCCGCGGGGCTCACGCCGTACGAGTATCGCGCGTTAGTGCAGCTCGACCCTATCGCTGAGCACTTTGAGCAGAAGGGCCGCGCTGACGGCGAGGCCGAGCTGGCGGGCATCATGATGAACGCGGCCCGCGGCGGCGACACAAAGGCCGCTATGGACATGCTGAAGTATGCCCACAAGTGGACCGCGCCGCAGTCGGTGCAGGTTGAAGTTAATCAGACCATATCCATTACCGCGGCGCTGGAAGAGGCGAAACAGCGGGTGATCGAAGGAATTATTCTGGATGCAGAGCCCTGTATTTTCCCCAACGGACGAACAGAAGCTCATGGCGACGCTATGGGCGTCGCAGGTCAAGGACGACCCACTGACGTTCGTGAGGATGGCGTTTCCGTGGGGTAAGCCCGGCACGCCGCTGGAGCATCACCAGGGTCCGCGCAAGTGGCAGCGCGAGGTGCTGACAGAGCTACGGGACCACATACGGGCGAACAACGGTCAGGTGGACTTCAATACGTTCCGCATGGCGACCAGTTCGGGCCGCGGCATCGGTAAGTCTGCTTTAGTCTCCTGGCTGGTCATCTGGATGCTGACGACCCGGATCGGCTCCACGACCATCGTGTCGGCCAACAGCGAGG